AGACGCTGACCAACAAGACGCTGCAAGCGCCCAACATTACCAGTGGCCTGACGCTTTCGGGCGCGGCTGGAACGTCTGGTCAGGTGCTGACCTCGCAGGGTGCTGGTGTTGCGCCTGTGTGGGGAGCGGCCGGTGGTGCCAACCTCCAAGTCTTCAGTTCGTCCGGCACTTGGACGAAGCCTGCCGGCGCTCAGTTCGTGATGGTTGAACTCTGGGGCGCGGGCGGCGGCGGGGGGAGTGGGGCGAGGAGGGCGAGCGGCACTTCTTCGTCCGGCGGCGGCGCAGGCGGTGGCGGTGCTCATGTGATGCAGATGTTTCTTGCATCTGACCTTGCTGCGTCCTACACGGTCACTATCGGCGCGGGCGGTACAGGCGGGGCAGCAGTTACGACCAACGACACGAACGGCAACGACGGCACCAATGGCGGAAACACGACTTTCGGATCGCTATTAACTGCCTATGCTGGTTTTTCGGGTGAGGCGGGGAGAAACGGGACGTTTTCTACTGGCGGTGGTGGCGGTGGTACAGGCCAGATAGGTAATGGTCGAAGCACTGGTAGTGGCGGGAATCCGCGAGTATCTGCACAAAACCCCGGAGTAGGCGGCGGTGGGGGCTCAGGTGCTAGTGGCGGCACAGGCGGTAGTCCTGCTGAATGGGGTGGTGCGGGGGGAAGTGGTACTAGCGACAGTGGCTCAGGAAACTCCGCCGGTGGGTCGATTTTCGGCGCTAGTGGTGGAGCAAGTGGAGGGGGGATTTCGACGACACCTACTGCCCTCGCAGGTGGGGATCGCGCCTCATACGCCAGCTACGGCAACGGCGGTGGCGGGGGTGGCGGTGCGGTTGGAGTTGCGGGTAGCGCGGGGGTTCAGTTTTCCAACGGCTCAGGCCAAGGTGGTGCGGGTGGTGGAGCGTCTACAAGCGCAGCAGGCGGAGCAGGCGGTGCAGGCGGCGCAGGCGGTGGCGGCGGCGGTGGCGGCGGCTCCTCGCTCAACGGCAACAACTCCGGCGCAGGCGGCAACGGCGGCGCAGGCTACGCCCGCATCTACTCGTGGTGAGCGACATGAGACACGCAATCGTTCAAGGCGGAATCGTCGTCAACGTGGTGCTGGCCGAGCCTGAGTTCGCGGCCGAGCAGGGATGGGTGCTTGCGCCCGACGAGGTATCGACCGGGTGGCTCTACGACGGGTCCACCTTCAGCCCGCCGCCTCCCATCGTGCGCGACCCGGCCGAGATTCAAGCCGAGATCGAAGCGGCCGTGCAGAAGCGGCTCGATGATTTTGCCGCCACCCGCTACTACAACGGCATCCTTTCAGCCTGCACCTATGCGACCAGCGCGGTGCCGCGATTCAAGACCGAGGGGCAGTATTGCGTCGAGGCACGCGATGCGACCTGGGCGAAGTGCTACGAGATCCTGACTGCGGTGCAGGCCGGCACGCGGCCTATGCCCAGCGGCTACGCAGACATTGAAGGCGAGCTTCCTGTGCTCGCTTGGCCCAACTGATTGCAATGTAATCTTTTGTGGTACATAATCGCCACACCGTACTAGCCGGCCCGCTAGGCTTGTTTTAAGAAAACATGGACGATCAACTACCTGAAGTCGTTGCGGAGCAAGTCCCTCCGCAAGCAGTAGAGGTTACGGCGCCCGAGCCGGCTGAATCGCCGGAAGAAAAGCCGGTCAAGACCTTCACGCAAGAAGAGCTTGATGCGATTGTTGCAAAGCGGCTCGCACGCGAGCAGCGAAAATGGGAGCGCGAACGGGTACAGAAGCCCGTGGCGACAGCGCCCAAAGAGGTTCCGCCTGCTGATCAGTTTGAGTCCGTCGAGGCATATGCCGAGGCGCTCGCAGCCCGCAAGGCTGAAGAACTGGTGCAGCACCGGGAAATCCAAAAGCGCCAAGCTGAAGTTCTGGAGGCTTATCACGACCGTGAGGAAAAGGCGCGGGACAAGTACGCTGACTTCCAGCAAGTCGCCTACAACCCGAACCTTCCCGTCACCAACGTGATGGCTCAAACCATTCAAGCCTCTGACATTGGCCCCGAGATTGCCTACTATCTTGGGTCGCATCCGAAAGAGGCAGAGCGCATCTCCAAACTTTCGCCGTTCCTGCAAGCCAAGGAGATCGGAAAGATTGAGGCCAAAGTGGCCGACAGTCCTCCGGTCGCCAAACCGACAAACGCCCCGAACCCGATCACGCCTGTGAACACGCGCCAATCCAGCGCACCGACATTCGACACCACTGATCCCCGGTCGATTAAATCGATGACGACCAGCCAGTGGATCGAAGCCGAAAGGCAACGACAGATCAGGGCTTGGGAAGCCAAAAACCGGCAACTTTGAGGTGAACCGTGGCAAATAGCCTGCTTACAATTGACATGATCACCAGGAAGGCTCTCGAAATCCTTGAGAACAACCTGGTGCTCACCCGGAACGTGAATCGTCAATATGACGACTCGTTCGCTGTTGAAGGGGCCAAAATCGGCTCCACTCTGCGCATCCGCCTGCCGGACCGCGCTCTGGTGACTGACGGTGCCGCCCTGCAAGTGCAGGACGACAACGAGCAGTTCACCACCCTGTCGGTCGCGCAGCAGAAGCACATCGGCGTCAACTTCACGACCGCCGAACTGACCATGCAGCTTGACGACTTCGCCGAGCGCGTGCTCAAGCCTCGCGTCTCGCAGCTTGCTTCGAGCATCGATGCTGACGTTGCCAATGCGTACCAGACGATTTTCCAGTCGGTTGGCACTCCTGGCACCACGCCCGCGACCTCGCTGGTTCTGCTTCAGGCGCAGCAGAAACTGAACGAGTCGGCCGCTGTGATGTCGCCGCGCTACGCTACCGTCAACCCGGCGGCGAATGCGGCTCTGGTCGAAGGCATGAAGGGCCTGTTCAACCCGACCTCCACCATCAGCCGTCAGTTCAAGAACGGCATGATGGGTGAGGGCATTCTCGGGTTTGAAGAGGTCAACATGAGCCAGTCGATCAAGGTTCACACGACCGGCACCCGGACTGGCGCTCACACCGTCACCACCACCATCGCCGCTCAAGGCGCGACCACCATCAACATCACCGGCACGGGCACTCAAACCCTGCGTCGTGGCGATGTGTTCACCATTGCTGGTGTGTTTGCTGTCAACCCGCAGACTCGTGAATCGACTGGTTCGCTCCAGCAGTTCACCGTGCTTGCGGATGCGACTGCTGTTGCTGGTGCGTACACCGGCGTCCAGATCAGCCCGGCGATCTTCACCGCTTCCAATGCTCTGGCGACGGTGGATTCGTTCCCGCAGGCTTCTGCGGTGGTGACGTTCCTGGGAGCGGCTTCGACTCAGTTCCCGCAGAATCTGGTCTATCACAAGGACGCGATCACCTTCGCGACCGCTGACCTGCTTCTGCCGCAGGGTGTGGATATGGCTTCGCGCCAGGTTCACAACGGCATCTCCATGCGGATCGTGCGCCAGTACGACATCAACAACGACCGGATGCCTTGCCGGATCGATGTTCTGTACGGCTATGGCGTCATTCGTCCGCAGATGGCTTGCCGTCTGTGGGGCTGAACTTTCTGAACTGAAAAGGAAACATCATGCCTATTCCCAATGGAGCGGGTGGCTATCAGCTTGGTGACGGCAATCTGAACGATCCGATCATCGATCTGCTGCCGGAACCCGTCGCCGCGACTACCACGACCACGTTCACGGCTGCTCAGATCCTCAACGGTCTGCTGATTCTCAACAACGGCATCACCGCCAACGTTGCGTATACGCTGCCGACCGTTGCGCAGTTTGAGGCGGAACTGACCAACTCGGAGCGTGTTGGCACTGCCTTCACGTTTCGTGTGGTCAACCTTGGTACCACTTCGGGCACCGCAACGATCACGACCAACACCGGCTGGACCCTGACGGGTTCTCTGACGATGGTTGTTCCGATCACGACTGGCGCGACGTTCATCGCCCGCAAGTCGGCTGCTGGTGCCTGGACGCTGTATCGGGTTTCCTGATCATGCCGCCGAATACCATTTCGGTCGGGGTATCGTTTGCAGACCAGCAACTGCCGGCTCTGTACATCAATGCCCCGGTGACCAAGACTGCCAGTTTCACGCTGGGCGACTTTGAGAACTTTGTCGTCTGCAACGGTGCTGGCAGCATCACGGTCACGCTTCCGCCGGCCGCCGGCAACACTGGTCGAACCGTGTTCATCAAGACCATTGCTGCTCAGACGGTTGTGTCGGCGTCCACCAACGTCGCACCGATTAGCTCTGCTACCCTTGGCACCGCGATTCTTGCGGCTACTGCGGGCAACTGGGCCATGCTGGTGTGCGATGGCGCTAACTGGGTGATCATGGCGTCGTAAGACGTTGGGGGAGGGCTTCGGCCCTCCCTCTACCCCTATGGTGATATACCTGCGACATCCTGTGTTTGGCGAAAAGGTTGCTGTGAGCGATCTTGAGGCCGAACATGATGAACAAAACGGTTGGCAGCGGTATACTCTGGGCGAACCGGAGGCTGTCAATGAGTTGCTAGAGCCTCGCCGCCGTCGCCGCAAGGAGCTAGCTGATGGCTACAGCGCGTGATCAGATCAATGGCGCTCTTCGTCTGATTGGAATGCTTGCCGAGGGTGAGACGCCCTCGTCAGAGACATCGCAGGACGCTCTGTCCGCGATGAATCAGATGATCGATTCCTGGAACACCGAACGGCTTTCGGTGTACTCCACCCAAGACCAAGTGTTCACTTGGCCTTCCAGCACGATCAGTCAAACGCTTGGACCGACGGGCAATTTTGTCGGCCAGCGCCCTATTCGGGTTGATGATTCGACGTACTTCCTTGATCCGCTGACGGGTGTCAGCTACGGCATCAAGATCATTGATCAGCAGCAGTACAACGGGATTGCGGTCAAAACGGTCACTTCGACCTATCCGCAGGTCATGTGGATCAACATGACCTATCCTGACATTGAGTTGTACGTCTACCCGGTGCCCCTGCGGGCGCTGGAGTTCCACTTTGTCTCGGTGGAGCCTCTGACGGAGCCTGCGAGCCTGTCTACGACGCTTGCCTTTCCGCCGGGCTATCTGCGGGCCTTCCGGTTCAATCTCGCGTCCGAATTGGCCGCTGAGTTTGGGGTTGAGCCTCCGCAGACGGTGCAGCGGATTGCGATGGCGAGCAAGCGCACGCTCAAGCGCATCAACAATCCTGGCGACATCATGGCGCTGCCCTACTCTCTGGTGGGGACTAGGCAGCGGTTCAATGTGTACTCCGGCAACTACTGATGAAGACGCCGATCCTTGGCCAGTCTTACGTTGCTCGCAGCGTCAACGCTGCGGACAACAGGATGGTCAATCTGTTCCCCGAATCCTTGCAGGAAGGAAAGGAGGCTGCGTACTTGCAGCGCACGCCGGGTCTGCGACTGGTTGCGACGGTGGGCGACGGGCCGATTCGCGGGATGTGGAAGTTTGGCGACTTCCTGTATGTCATCTCAGGCGGTGGCTTGTTCCGGGTCGATACCAACTTTCAGAGCACCTACCTTGGCCTGGTGAACGGCAGCGGGCCGGTCAGCATGACCGACAACGGCGAGCAGTTGGTCATCGCTTGCAACCCGGATGCTTTCATCTACAACGCCACGACGGGCGTGTTTGGGCAACTGACGGACCCGGATTTTCCGGGCGCTGTGACAGTCGGGTATCTGGACGGGTACTTTGTTTTCAACGAGCCGGGAAGCCAGCGGTTTTGGGTGACTGCGCTCAACGATGGCACGCAGATTGATCCGCTGGACTTTGCGTCTGCCGAGGGCAACCCGGACGGGATTGTTGCGCTGATCGTTGACCATCGGGAGGTGTGGCTCTTTGGCAGCAACACGACCGAGGTTTGGTACAACGCCGGCCTGCCTGACTTCCCGCTTGCGCGGATTCAGGGCGCGTTCATGGAGATTGGCTGTCTGGCCCCGTACAGCGTGGCCAAGATGGACAACTCGGTTTTCTGGCTGGGGTCGGATGCTCGCGGCAATGGGATCGTGTACCGGGCCGAGGGCTATCGCGGCAAGAGGATCAGCACGCACGCTGTCGAATGGCAGATCCAGCAGTATGGGGTGCTGAACGATGCGCTGGCCTACACCTACCAGCAGGACGGGCACAGTTTCTATGTGCTGGTCTTCCCTGGGGCGAATACGACCTGGGTGTACGACGCCAGCACGGCCATGTGGCATGAGCGTGCTGCCTGGGATGGCGTGCGGTACTTGCGCCATCGTGGCAACTGTCAGGCCAACTTCAACAATCAGATCCTGATTGGCGATGCGTACTACGGGGCAATCTTTGAGTTCGACCCCAACACCTACAACGACTGCGGACGGGCGTCAATGTGGCTCAGTTGGCCTATCAACTGAATGCCGCAACGATCGCCACGGGGATCACCCAAGCGATTGCCACGACGCAACCTGGCTTTGCGATCTTCTCTGAGCAGTTTGATGGCCGGCAGTTGGGCGACATCGATGGCGATGGCGTGCTCACGGCGGCCGATGTAGATGCGATCACGGCGTATGGTGATGGCACGCTGACCAACCCGACGCAGCGTCTGTACATCGAGGGCCGCATCTTCTATGAGATGGTCAAGAACCCTGCGAAGTACGCGCAGTACCTTGACTACAACTACCTCAACGTCAGC